CCGTGTCCAATCGTGATCGCCGTGCCTGAGATTCCTGTTCCGATTGAAACCGATTCCGAACTGTCGGCGGTATCTACAATCAAATAAGCATCGCTCCCCTGTTTGATTGTTAAGGCGGTTGCTGAGTCATCTGAGACGGCTACGTTTATGTCTGTGCCGTCTGCACTAATTGAATCGAGTGCTATATCAGAAACATTCGTAATCGCTCCATCAGATACAGATAATGAAGTGCCAACAATAGCGGCAAACGTCCCAGCCGCCGCACTGCTACCCCCAATGATTGTTCCGTCTATTGCTCCCGAATCAATGTCCACGTTAGTCAAATTTTGATCATTCAAATCCTGAGCCGCAGACCAAGTAAGGCTTCCAGAAATTGTTCCCGCTGAAATGTCACCCGAGTCCATATTGACATTTGTCAAAACTTGACTGTTCAAATCCTGTGCCGCACTCCACGTAAGCGATCCCGAAATAGTTCCTGCCGAAATGTCTCCTCCGTTAATATCAAACGCCGAACCTTCAATCTCTACCGCTCCCGCTTCAAGTTTCTTTCCGAGGGTGATCTTTTCCCCTGAGTCTGTTGTAACAAACTTCAGATACGAGTTACTACTTTCTGTTACATTCAGAGCATCGGCAAGATTATCGGTGAGCGTTATTTTGTTTTTTGTTGTGTTCCCCCCGAAATCAATACTCAGCCCTGTAGCCGCCGCATCGACACTAAGAGAATCAGCATTAATGTCTCCAACATTTGTGATGTTTCCATCTGATACAGAGAGGCTTGTTCCTACCAGAGCCGCAAATGTTCCAGCCGCCGCACTGTTTGCTCCGATTGTCGTTCCATCAATAGCACCCGAATCAATATCTACATTCGTTGAATTGTAATTTGAATGATCTACATTTGCTCCCAGAGTACCAAGCACAGAAGTCGTAGCTGTCATCGTTGAGAAAGTCCCAGCTCCCGCACTATTTGCCCCAATGGTTGTTCCGTCTATCGCCCCACTGTCCACATTGACATTGGTCATCGCATTACTTCCAAAATCAGAGACGGCGTTTATATCAAGAGCCTTGTCAATCTGAATCTTCTCACTCGAATTAGTAGTAACGAAAGTCATATAAGCGTTACTGCTTTCTTTTATTTCGAGGGCTGTTGCTGAATTATCATCAAGCAATAAGTCGTAACTTGATCCGTCATCTGACGATAAACTGTCGAGGTTCAAATCACCAATGTTCGTGATGTTTCCATCGGTCACTGATAGCGAGGTTGCTGTGAGACTTGTAAACGTTCCAGCGGCGGCACTTGATCCTCCTATTGTAGTCCCGTCGATTGCTCCGCTGTCTATATCAACATTAGTTAAATTCTGATCGTTAAGGTCTTGGGCGGCACTCCAAGTAAGACTGCCTGAGATTGTTCCTGCTGATATATCTCCCGAATCTATATTGACGTTTGTTAAAGCCTGACTATTGAGGTCTTGGGCGGCTGACCAAGTAAGTGATCCTGAGATCGTCCCCGCACTTATATCACCACCATTTATGTCAAAGTTCGATCCTTCTATTTCAGTTGCTCCCGCTGTCAATTTACCCGACAAAGTAAAAGCTCCAATGTTTGTCGAAGTTAAAGTATCACTTATAGTAACATTCCCATCTGCCACATCTAAAGCGGTTTGTCCGTTCGTTCCTGTGATGGTTAATTTCTCATCACTCGAATCCCAGAACAAATGATCGCCACTTGTGTCTGAATAAAAATAAACATCAGTTCCCGAACCATCACTTCCAAATGTTGGAGACGTGATGACGGGAGCAGTGAGCGTTTTGTTGGTCAATGTGTCAGTCGTTGCTTTTCCGACCAATGTGTCCGTCGCTACGGGTAACGTTACGGTTACATCCGCTGAAGGATCACCCGGGGAAAGCGTTAATTCATAAGCATCAGAAGTCGATCCTTCAAATATCAGATTTCCCGTAATCGTTCCGCCGAAAGCGATGGTGTCTGTTGCCGCATCCCCAAGTGTTATCGTTCCCCCGTTAAAAGTTGCGGTGCCTGTAAAAGTCGAGTTCCCTGTTACTCCCAAATCTCCCGCTACGGTTAAATTATCAGCGACGGTTGTTTCGCTTGTACTATGCCCGATTGTTATCGCAACCGCCGACGTTTCTGTCGCAATTTTTAACCCCCCTGTTTTATTTGTGAGGTATGAATTTGTGCCATCGTGGTACAGAGTCATATCCGATCCCGTCCCAAATTCAAATTTGTCAGAATCAGGGATTATCAAATCACCACTCGAATCAACAGTAACAGCTTTCGAGGCTTGGGAAGTTCCAAGCGTTGCGATGTCGAGATAATTCAGCTCGGTGGCTGAACTTGTTACAATACTCCCACCAAGTTTCAACCCATTCGTTCCGTCGTGGGAAGCTATGTCAAAATCATAAGCACCGTCAATAACTGAAACCTCAGTCGTTGAAATTTCAAGGGGGGTAGCTGTTCCATCTCCATCATAAATTCCTGTTGACGTTGAAGTCAGTCCACCATCATCTGAGATGTGGAGCAACTGTCCATAGGAATCAGCAATCCTTATATTCGTTAAGGTTGTTCGTGCCGCCATCGTTACTCCTTAGTCTTTCATTAAGCCAATTTTCACTTTCACATCAGTCGCCGCCCCAAAGGTCACTGCGTTGCCTCTGTTTATGATATGCATATATAGAGACGTTGATCCTGATGCCGCTTGAACGGCGAGTTGGATATTTGATTTTGTAGCCAAACTTGCATCGACCAAGTCTGTATAATCACCAGCAACTATTGAAACGTGTCCCTGT